GTCTACTGCTTGTTTTATCTTTTCTTGATTAGTGTTACTCATATTATTCCTCTATAAATTATATCAATATTATCGTTAATATAACCTACTCCAGAAATTTACACACTTAGTTGGACAGGGCCAGACGCAAACTCGCTTGTACTATAGATGACCTCTTTCAGTACTATGTATCGTAATCTTTTTATAACACTTTAGCTATACTATAATTCCTGAGCTAAATTATTCGAGTGCCGATGACTCATATATTAAGGTGCATCGTTCAAGATGTTTTATATTTGGCGGTAATATGTCCGCAAGTAGCGGTCAACATTGGGATGAATCGGTAATTGAGGCAAGTTATGAAGCATTGAGGAATTTCGGTATTGTAACAAATTCTTCGGTAGAGATTGTTCATGACTTCATCCAAGTGATCATGAAGATGAAAAGCTTAAGCGACATGCTAAGTAACGGGCACGAATCAGATATTTTAAGGAGAATAGATTTAATAGACCGCACGAGGTCTACTTCTAATTTGATACTGCTGGATGGAGACGGGGAAGGCAACGAAGCTTATGAAAAGAAATCAAGCTCGATAGCAGGTTTACCTGAGCTATGGGATAGGCTTGCTGAAGGAATTTGCGCAAGTAGCGGTATTCCTAAAACAAGATTGTTCGGCAGCTCACCTGCGGGACTAAACTCTACGGGTAAGAGTGATTTGCAACAGTGGTATGATACGGTAAGGTCTTACAGAAGCGATCAAGTTGAACCTTGTATTAATTGGCTGATTGATCTCTTAAAGCATCAGAAGGACTGGAAAACTAAACCTAAAAGTTATGAGTGGGAGTTTCCGTCTTTGACTTCACCTTCGGAGCTTGAGTGGGCAGACATTAAAAAGAAACATGCAGAAATCGATGCTATATATATTGATCGAGGGGCGATTGATCCTGTAGAGGCTTGGCAAGAAAGATTCGGTAAAGGTGAGTTTCACATTAATATTAAGCTTAAATCACCGGAACTTGAAGAAAACATAGAATCGAGGAAAAGTTTTTACGATTCGGTAAATTGATAGGAACATTAATATTAAAAAAAGTTGCAAAAGTTTAAAAACTATGGTACTATTAAATTCAAAGTTTCAAAATCTTTTTAGTCTCTATCATTCTTATTTCTAACTCAATTCATCTACTATTTATCCTTTAATCTTCATAGTTATTTATCGCTAATCAGATAAATTCAAATCAATTAATGATCAAAAAGAATATCAAGACAGGTATAATAATACCCTATCCTGCATTTGAAGAAAAGAAATATAAGGATGAACTGCTTGCGCTTGTTACGCATCTAAAGTCGCTAACCTTAGAATCCATATTGCATAATAAGGTTTTTAGAGTTTCCTTCAACAGGTCTATTAGACAGGATGACGTTGTAGACGATCTGACCTTAATAATAGCTTATATCAAAGTTAAAGTAGAGTCTGAGGTTACCAAGTTAGTAAATAGTTTAAATGTGCGAGCAACTAAAATAAACCTATTTAATCGCAATGCATTTACTAACCTCATACAAGAAAGCTTTAAAACTTCACCTGTCATAGAGCTAGAGCCTTTAAACATTGAGCAGGAATTAAAACTGTGGGCTTATGAGAATGCAAGACTCATTAAATCTATTCCCCAGCAAATGCTCAATAAGGTAGCCGATTCCGTGGTTATTGCGGTAAGAAATCGTCATTCTATATCGACCTTAGCGGGTAGCTTACATAAAGCGTTTGATATAGGTAAGCATAGGGCAAAGATAATAGCAAGAGACCAGATTGCTAAATTAAATGGGTGTTTGACTCGCCATAGAAACTTGGCTCTCGGTATCACGCAGTATAAGTGGCTGACTTGCAGAGATGAGAGAGTAAGGGCTTCTCATATTGTATTAGAAGGTAAAATATGTTCTTGGGCTGATTCAAGTACATTCAAGAACAATATAAATGACATTAGTTGGCAGCAGCGAAGCAGCATTGGGGGTGCAACATTCCATCCGGGACTCGACATTATGTGTCGCTGCACTTCAATAGCAATTCTTTAACAAAACAAATTCAAATAACAATTCTTAAAAGTTTTAAATGACAAACGTAATTAGGTTTGACTCGGTTAAAATTCCAAAAGTTATAAAGACCAAAGAAGGCTATTTGCGTGGTGAGGCAGTAGTCAGCCGTGCAGGTGTATTTAAATATCGCAATGCTGACGGATCGGTTAGAGGAGAGCTCAGACATCCTGATGAGGTATTTACTCATGAGAGCTTAAACACCTTAAAAATGATTCCCGTAACTTTAGATCATCCGCCTGTTTTTGTAGATGCAGAGAATGCGCATTTATATCAGGTGGGGTTTACAGGAGAGCGTTATGACGTGAATGAGGACAAAATAATAGTATCAATTACAGTAACGCATCAAGACGCCATTAACGCTATCCTGGAAGACAAGCAAGAACTATCTATGGGGTACTACGTAGATCTAACCGAAGAAAAAGGTAGCTATAAGGGTGAAGAATATGAATATCGTCAAAGCCTACCCTTATACAACCATTTGGCAATCGTAGCAAAAGGAAGAGCAGGAAGTGAGGCAAGATTTAGATTTGATAGTGCCGGTGAATTAATAGAAACAGAAAACACAATCAACAACTTCAAGGAGGAAAGACAAATAATGAAAGAAGAAATTAAAATTATGGACGATGAAAATATGAGCTTAAGGATTGACTCGCTGAACTCTGAGATCAATCAACTCAAAAGCCAAAGAGATTTGTACAAATTTCAGTTAGATGAAACACAAGTCAAACTCGATCGCATAGAGAAGGCTTGGGAAAAAGATAGAAAAGAGCTTGCGCTTGAGAAAGAGACGAAACTTGATAGCGTCATAGAACAAAAGGTAATGGATAGAACTGAAATATTTTATTATGCCTCTCCTTATTTAAAGGATATATCGGGGTTCTTGCGGCACTCTGATAGAGACGTGATGATAGCTGCTATGAACTCAAGCAGAATTGATAGTAAAGATTACGGCGGAGCAAGTGATGATTATGTAAGAGGAGAATTTAACTTTTTTGTAAACGCCGATAACAAGCAAAGTTTTGATAAAAAGAATGTTTTCGGTGTTATAGCTGAACATTACGATAGAGCTAGTAACTTAAGTATAAATGACCAGCTCATGAAACAATTTAATGTAGCAGGTAGGGGATAATATGCAAAAAGACTTCTCAAACAGTTTATACTCTGCACCTTTATTACCGGGTCAAATATATGATAGTTCGATTCAGCAAGCAGACTCATACACAGCTGAAACTGCTATTAAGTTCGGTCAACCCGTACAATTAGGTACAGATCCTGCAAAGCAAGTAAAGGCACTAGGGGCAGGGGGTACCTTTTTCGGCATAGCAATACACAGTAATATCCCTGCAATTAGTGGCGAATTATCAACTAAGGATACCGACGATTTTCAAGTTAAAATTATGGCAAGTAATGAAGGCTATCCTAAGGGAGCGATGCTTCCTGTTTTAAGACTTGGCAGAATAGCAATAAAGGTGACCGCAGTTACTGAAGATACGGTAAATAAGACGCTTGCTTGGTATAAGCTTGCCGATGGTAACATTGTTGCTGCAGATAAAGACCCTACGGGCGGTTATGTTGCAATAGGAAAATTCATAACCAAACCTGTAGCAGGCAGCCTTGCTGTTATACAAATCAACAATTTATAAAGGGACAATTATATAATGAATTCCAATATACCTATTTTTCGTTCTTCTAATTCCAGTGTCGGAGGACGCGCCAGAATGGATAGTAACGATTTATTTTTCTTTACTAATGAGTTAACGCATTATGATCCTAAAGAGTTTCCTAATTTAAAAAGTGATTTAACTGCATTTGAAGTATTTAATATCAAGCAAGTTGATCCTGCGATGAATGTTTATACTTACAGTATGAACGAAGGAACAGGTGCAGCTCGGTACGCAGCAACTAGGCAGGGTAAAAATAATGATTTTCCTTATGTAGGAGCTAAAGCTAATCAATTCTCATCACCTATGTTTGAGGTTATTAGTGCGCTAGCTTTTAGTCAAGCAGATTTACTTGCTTCCCAAACAACGCGCAGGGACATAATAGCAACCCTAAAGCGTCAAGCTATGCGATCAAATTTTGAACTAATGAACAAAACTTGTTTTGAAGGAAACATTAATCCTGATATTCCGGGACTTTTAAATAATCCTCACATTGATAAAAATATTGTTAAGAGTGGTAACGCTCCATGGTCAGGTAAGAAGGCAGAGGATATCTTAAAAGATTTAAACGAAGCCTATAATGCAGTCTTAAAAGCTACTGCTAATCTTATCAGACCGAGTACAATGCTTATCGCATCCTCGCCGTTCAATGAGATTGACTCGCGTATTTTTAACAGCTTCAACGGTACAACTATATCCAAGCAATTTACCACCCAAACAGGTGTAAAAATTATACATGCGCCTGAGTTAAATGAAGTTTTCGGAAGTAAAGACGGTTTCGTATTATTTAAAAATGATCCCGACATAATTCAGCACTTGGTAGCAACCTTGTTTGAAACAACACCGCCTCAACCTCATGAATTAGAGCATCGAGTTTTTTGTCACTCAAAACACGGCGGAATTATCATCAGACAACCGAAATCAATAGTAATCAGACATGGATGCTAGCACGAGTGTCGATTTAAGATATGGCATTTAATGCAGCCTCTTGAGATACTTACACTTATTGCACCTGAGTTCTCAACCGAATCTGAAGATTTGAGGAAGCAATATTTACAACTTGCTGATGGGGAAGTGACTGCAAAAATCTCAGGTCTTGCTAGACACAGAGCAGTAGCTGCTCTTGCTGCGCACTATATGACGATTGGACATAAAAGGCGAGATGGCTCGCGTGAGATATCCTCAATTACTGAAGGTGAAGTATCAATAACTTATGCAAAGCGTGACAGCGGCGGTGCAAAGAATGATTTATCAACAACTGATTATGGTCAAACCTACAAACGATTGATTAGAGGCTATGTTATGACGCCGTTAACCAGGATGTGCATTTGAAAGATACTGACAAAGGCTTTGATAATTTCTCAAAACTGTTAGCTCAAATGGCTAAAATCAAGATTGAGGCAGGGGTGTTTAGTGATGCAGGTTCTAACCCTAAAAGTGGACAGTCTATAGTTGAATATGCTTATTACAATGAATACGGAACTGAGCACATTCCAGCCCGACCATTCATGAGAATAACAGCTGATGATAAAAACGATCACTGGTCTAACTTGGTAGCTGATTGCTTTGATAAGGCGCTTGTAAATGAAGGTAAAGCAATTGAACATGACTTAAGAAGAGTTGGTGAGCAAATGGTCGCTGACATTAAAGAAACCATATCGAGTAATATATCGCCTGCAAATGCACCTGCTACTGTTAAGAGAAAAGGAAGCAGCAGAACATTGATTGATACGGGAGCGTTAAGGGCTGCAATATCAAGTAGAGTTTCAAAGGGATAAAATGAGCTTGATACCTAAAAGAGAACTTTCAGTCGTTCGTAAAAGTGAAGGCAAATATTTGCAAGGTAAATGGGTTGAAGGGCAAGATATTTTCGCTATTAAAGCAAGTGTGCAAGGCTCAAATGCGCAAATTCTGCAAGCTTTGCCTGAAGGACATAGAACAAGTGAAACTTACACTCTTTATACAGATACCAAGTTGTTGCTAAACGATAAAGTGATCATAGATCGAAAGGAATTTTTAGTGATCAAAGTTACTCCTTATCAACATTTCAAAGCAACTAGTCATTACCAAGTAGTGGTAACTAAATATATCAAAGATGGAAATTAGCGCGGTTTATAAGAGACTTCATAAATACGCAAGTGCTGCAACAGGGCTTGATGACAGGCAAATAATCTTTGCTAACCAGACAGGTGAAAAGCCACTTAAGCCCTTTATAACTATTGACTTAAAATCAATAAAACAAATCGGAACACCGCTAACAAAGCAAATTGATAATGAAGGTATTGAGCGTGCTATTTTATCGATGAGGGCAGTAGCTACTTTTCAGTGCTTTGGCAGCAAGTTATATGAGGCTGAAGAACTATTGCTTGAGCTCGATGCAAAACTCAACACTGAGCTTGCTGATGAAATATTTGCAGGCGACGTAGCTAAACAGCGAATCCTAAAGCCGGTGTCTTTGATACCTACTTTTATAGATAGTCAGCTTGAGCTGAGAGCAATATTTGAAGTAGAAATTGCCTTTAGCAGAACGGTGACTTGCTTTGTTGGCTTAATTGAGAAAGTTGAATTAAACAATACATTAAATAACGAAAAATAAACCTACAAAGAGAATTAAATGTCACTAATTGATGAGTTAGTAGAAGTAAATATAAAAGCTTCGTCAAGCCCTATAGCAAGAATAGGACTGAACACCTTACTTATTATCGGTAACAGTAAAAAGGAACATAGAGTTAAAGCTTACTCAAATATGGCTGAAGTTAGAAGCGATTATGATCTAGAGTCAGCAGAATACAAGTGTGCAAGCCTTGCACTATTTCAAGAAGGAAAACCTGCCAAAATATTTATAGGTCAAGCCTTAAATACTGAAAAATTCGCTGATGCTTACTTAGCTATCACCAAGGAGAACAACGATTTCTACGGAGTAATGATTACGAGCAAGAAAACTGACGACCAGCTAGGGATAGCTGAGCTTGTTGAAGCTGATCAGAAATTATTCGGCTGTAGCTCAAATGATAAGCATATCTTGGAACCGAATAGTCAAACACACATCTTGCACAAAGCTTATGCCAAGAAATACAAGCGGTCTATTGTAAGTTATCACGCAGATGCAAGTAATTATCCAGAGGCTGCTTGGATGGGTCTGATGTTTTCATATGAAGCAGGCAGTGCCAGTTGGGCTTATAAAGCCTTAAGAAGCGTTAAACCTGACAATTTATCCGCTAGTGAAAGAGCAGCCATAACTGCAAAGAACGGCAACTACCTTGTTCAATTAGGCGGCAGCAATATAATGCTTGACGGAAAATGCGCAAGTGGTGCTTGGCTTGATGTAGTACAAGGCACAGACTGGTTAACGAACACCCTTCAAACCTCAATTGCTAACGTCTTTGCTACAGCAGCAAAAATTCCTTACACCACTGAAGGACTTGCGATCATTGAAAATATGGTGCGCTACGTCTTGAGCGAAGCAGCAAGTAGACAAATCATAGATGCTGATTCAATTGAAATTTACGTCCCGAAAATTGCAGATATTGCTCCTGAAGTTAGAGGTAGCAGGATATTACCTGATGTTAGGTTCGAGGCACGATTAACGGGCGCGGTACACAAGGTTAAAATAAGCGGAACAGTTTCAGTTTAAGGAGAACAAAATGCCATATCAAAATTATGATCCTAGCAAATTAAGCGTGGTGTTCGGCGGTATTCCTATTCGTGGTTTTGCAGAAGGCACTATGTTTGAAATTGAACTTGAAGAATCACGCTATAGTGAAATGAGTGATGTTCACGGTAGTATCTCAAGGTCAAAAATCAATAAAAATACTGCAAGTATTACCTTACATTTATTACAAAACTCACCGTCAAATCAAACTTTAGCAAGCTTCCTTGAAGCTGATCGCATAAATGATAACGGTGTATTCCCTGTGATAATCAAAGATGATAAAGGCAATACGATATTTGCATGTGCTGCGGCTTATATTAAGGGCGTGCCTAAAGTTTCGTATGGCTCCGAAGTGGGAGCTCGCGAGTGGGTAATACGAGCAAGCAACGTTAGCGTATTTGTATAAGGGGAGCATTAAAATGATAAAGAAAGAAGAAAGAACCATAAACGGTCATAATTACACGATTCAAGAATTTCCAGGGATGCAAGGTTACTTGCTTGGTCGCAAGTTAATCGGAGTTCTTACAAATGATGATCCGGTGACAAAGTTATGCGCACTTGACGAAAGCGGAGAATTAACCCTACAACTTTTATCAAACACCACTCGTGATGATGAAGTGATAAATCAAAATAGTTTTGATAGGTTTTATACTTCTAACCTCAAAGAATTAGTTGAAGTATTAAAGATCATAATCGAGGTGAATTTCAAAGATTTTTTGCAGGGCGAAGGTTTTGGAAACCTAATAAGCCAACCGGCAAATCAAGTGAAGCAGGCAGAGCAGGAACTTTAAGTAAAGAGCTTGAAGATGAATTGTTCGTCTGGCGTCCGGTACTTGCTAAAGTTGTGACCTTTACTGAAATCTCAACTGCTTTATCACTTAGTGATTTAATCAAAATAAATGACCTACTAGATCAGGGCAATTGCATGAAATTTTATTAACACATATAACACTGATTTTATTGATAACTCAGTTAAATCCTTTGTTGATCAATGTTTGTCATGAAGACATAATTATTAATTTTGTTAAAGCAAAAG